CAAACGTATACGATATATAAAGAAAGGAATGTTATGGCAAATAACGTTGACTTGCTATCTCCATTTCCACAGGAGGTAGTTCGTAAAGCACCAGCAGGTAAGTTCGGTGATTATGTTCCACACGCACTGTATGTAGAGCGTTTGAGGGACAGTGGAGTTAAGTACACATGGCAATGTGAAGCTGTGTATGGTACATTCAACGGAGAGAAACGCATAGTAGGTGCTAAAGGTACTATTACCATAGAAGGTATGGGTAGCTATGATGGTTTCGGTGATGTTGATACGTTTAAGCTAGGCAATGCCAAGTTTAATGATGGTACTAACCTAAAAGATGCAGAGTCTGATGCATTCAAGCGTGCATGTATGCGCTTCGGTCTAGGTGTAGAACTGTGGTCTGGTTCTAAACAATCAGAAGAAGAGGCTACAGCAGTAGCACCTGATGGTTACACACAAGACATGGCTGATGCAGATGCAAAGGTAGAAGTTACCAAGGTAGATATGCGTAAGAAAGAAAACAAGCCTACTAAAGAAGACATACAACGCATGAATGACATCATGGATAGTATAGTTGCACAAGATGTAGAGGTAGATACACCTAAAGAGGACGCAAAAGAAGCACCCTTCTAATGCAGGACTTACAATTTATAGGTGAAACAATTGCAGCTATGACACAAAACGTAGCTAGTAAAGAAACCTTGAACAAAATAATTGGCACAGCCAATGAGTATGCTAAGACTATGAAGTTTCCAATGGATAAAGCTAAATGGTCTGACGAACAGTTAGATAAATACTTAAACATGATAGAGAAACTTGTTGATATGCCAGTAGAATATACTCAAGAGGACTTTGATAATATGTCCATAAGAGAGAAACTTTCTGCTGCAGGCATAGAAAGTACTGACATGACAGAAGGATTACAGACACCTACTGGAATTGTCGGAGAGGTAGTTGAAAACATGCAAAAACAAAATAAATACAGAGATGACCTTAAATGTCCATACTGTCAGCAAATGGTATATGACAATCGTAATAGTAAAAGGTCAGATAAAAGTCCAGACTTTACCTGTAGTACAAATGACCCACTAACTTGTGGTGGTCACACAGGTAAATGGCGGAAGTCATGGTGGCTGGACAACAGTGATATACCAGAGGAGTGGGGAATAAAATGATACCAGAGTATTTTAGAGGTAAAGAAATACCTAGGTTTATTAAAAGTAAAACACAGTTAGTTGCTTGGGCATTAACAGAGTTTATGAATGATGAACCAATAAGTAACTGGGAGTTTGTAGCAGAATTACACTGCCACAGATTTGGTGGAATAATACATAATCTTAGGCAGGAAGGTTATGAAATTACTACATTACCTAGTAAAAAACGTGGGTTAGTACATTACTTTTGTACTAAATTACCTGCAACAACTGCTGCCATTAGCTAATGATAGAAGTATTTGTCGGTTGTTTAGTGCCACTGTTACTTACAACTGACAATATATCTGAGTTCAAGGACTGTTACGACACTGCTAACAAAGTAGAGTACGTGCTGGAACATACAGAACTTGTACAAAGATATTTTAAGGAGGAAGACATCTTGCGTGCTTTAGGTATTATATACTGCGAAAGCTCAGGTAAAGCTGAAGCAGTCGGTAATAATACTAACGGTACACAAGATGTTGGACTCTGGCAGTTTAATGATGATACCTGGGCATGGTTAACACCTAAGCTAGATATACTAGAAGATAGAACTAACACAGAAACAAGTACAGCAGTCGCTGCCTGGTTAGTTTATAATGATGGTTGGCATCATTGGAATAGTAGTAAACATTGTTGGAAAGGAACTAATAATGAAATGTTGTGGATACGAACTAAAGAAAGTATGCGTAGTTACTGACCAAGTATTCTGCGATTACTGTGAGAAAGTATGGGGTCATATAGATGACATGGTCTAACACAAACAAACGATTTAGAAAACAAATAGATAAATTGTTAAATCTTGTATGCGAACTATGTGGTGTTGCATACATTACAGACTTTACATTAGTAAAATATTGTAATGATTGTATTGATAGATTAACAGTAGAAATGGATGACATAGATGAGTAAACAAAAAATTGACATAAGTAAAATAAATATATTTAATAGTCCTAAATACATGAAAGTATGGGCAAAACAATTTGATAAAGCATGTGGTAGTGATACGTTTAACGTACCACCTGACATGAATACATTAAGATTCTTAATGGATAAATTTGTTATAGATTATAACTATCATTTGGAACAATTAGAGGAGGAATAATGGCACAAAGAGATAGAGTTGAAGAACTAACACACGCACTTAAAGTAATATCTGATACGTTATCATTACTTGATAGCAGAATTACACAAAACACTACGTTGATTGCAACTATAGCTGGTATAGATATACAAACTATGCGTGAAGAAATGGCTAATAAGGAAGAAGAATGACTGTAAAACACCATAATAAATTGTTTAATTGGTACTTAGATGAACCTATATTAGATGATTTAGATGAAGAATTAGAGGAGGAATAATGGTTTATAATACAAAGTTTCAAGCATTTCCTAATGCAAAAGAAAGACATGCCTTAACACCTAACGAAGCTAACTATAAGTTTAGATTATGGTCAGCTAATAAAGAGAAACTTGCAAGTGAAGCAAATACATTTGGAGGTCGTAGGTTATTAGGTGTAACAGATAAGAATAGACCTATATGGTTATCATTTCATATTGACAGAGAAACTCTTGATATAAGTATGAAGTTATCTCACGATATGGACACGATAAGAAAAAGTAAGTTATGTCCTAGAGGCATAAGACTAGCTACTGGTGAACAGCTGTATAACTTAGAACATGCTATGAGGCCAGCACTTAAGACTGACCATGGAGAGGTAACACAACGTACATTAGATTACATAGAACAAGTTATGATTATGTGTGAATCTAGCACCATAGGTAAAGTAAAAACATTCTTTAATAAAAGTGCATGTACCAAATCATTGTTTATGATTATAGCTAATCTTGTTTATCACGGTTCAGTTGAAGCTGATAGATTTAGATGGCGAGATGTAATGGCTACATGGGATATGCCAGCTGGAGAATACCTAACAGTAGATGGGTAATAAATAGTACAGATTATAATTAGTTAAAGTTTTTTAATTATGAAAGGGTCAGATGAAACTATGGACGTTATTTATGAAATCCACCACCGCTACCACCACGTACATTAAATGGGTTAACTACTCCACGTTTAGCTAAAGCAGATGGTCCTGCTTGTTTTTTAACATAATCTTTTGTACTAGGACCTTTACCAGTACCTATGTTTTTAAATATAACAGGTGGTGTTTTAATAGGTCCTGTTTTCCTAAACCAACCAGTACTACCTGTACTAACATTAGATAATCCTCGACTATATCTCATAGCTGCTGATGTAGTAGATGATGTCATTCTTTTAGAAGTAGTACCTTTATTATAAAATGGTTGTTTAGTAACTAATTTAGATTCTTTTGATACAGCTGGTCGTTTACCTAGTCCACTAACAGTAGCACCACTAGACCTTTTATTTATTTTTTTTTGCTGATAAGGTCCATAAACTTGAGGTTTAATTTCCCAAGGATATTGTACAGGTGGCCATTCAGCCATTACTTATTAAGACCTAGTTTTTTAAGTCCCCTATTAAATTGTACAGCTTTATTAAGTTGTGCCTGTCTAGTAACAAATGCTTTGTCTAGTGTTCTGTACGCAGCATCAGTAGGAAAACCTTTTTCAGAACCAAACTGTCCTATAAGTTTACCCATTTCTTTATACAATTTATCTGCGTCCATACTTTTACCTAATGCTTTATCACGTAAAGCCTTATGTTGTTTCATACGCTTTTTAAGTTCTTGTTTACCAAGACCTGCGTATCCTTGACCTACTTTATCGTAATGACCAGGCATTATGGATTTAACTTACTTCCACGATTTTTAAGATTTCTATCTTCCCAAGTTTTTATTGCTGGTTGGATAACATTAGCAGAAAATTTCATCTTATCTACTTGTTGCATTTGTGAAAATTTTTCTAGTTTTCTCGCTGCTTTTTTAGGTAAAGGAACTACATCTCCAGCTTTTGAACTGTAATATGTATACATTTTAGCCTCACCTCTACCAGCACCTACAATTTTTGGGGTATTACTATACATTACTTACTCACTGTTGATGGTTTAGATATTTGTTTCTTAGCGTATGTTTTAATTACTGCTAACGCAGCTCCACCACCAGCTAATGCAGCTAACTGTAATGTTTCAGCTTCTACACCTACAAGTGGAGCAACTGTTAATGCACCAATAAACGCTTCGATAAATGTCCAAGCAGTACGCTCTAACATATCTTTTAAGTCTGCACTCATTTTATAACTCCATGATTCTGACCAAGGTGTCCACGCTACATCCTTCTTGAATGTACCATCTTGATTACGTTTTCTTTTTGATTTCTCAAACATTAGTATCCACCTTGTTTTCTACCTGGGTATATCTTCTCTAGTATATCATCTGCTATACCTTTAGTCATCATAGGTATATTTAAAATATTACTTTTACCAAATAAATTTTTAGCAGCTTTAGTTGCTTTCATTGCAATTGCTGCTGCAGTAACATCATCTAATCCTTTTGATATAGCATTACCATATACTTTTTTATATTCATCTGACTGTTCAAGTACGGATGA